GGCATCCTCATAGTTTCTGCCATGCAAAAACCTTTTTGTGTCCAAAATATCATTAAATATTGGACACAAAGTATTTCTTATCTTTATACCGGTAAAAAACTATATTATACTCAAGGAGGTATTTTATGGGTGTATCAAAACCAGCGGAAATGTTCCTATTTGAAAAATCAAGCGAGCGCACCGGGGGGCATATTGCCAAGGCTGTGATACACGAGCGTATAAAAAACACCTTGCATATGGGCAAGCAGGAACTACATCCCCCGGAGGAACTAAAAAAAGACCCTGTAGCAATGAAAGAGTTTTTGCGCGTGGCAAAACTTTATTCCGGCACTACTTTTGCTTCTGAGGCAGATGAACAAGTACTGGCTCGATATGCCAAGACCCACTCGGAATACCTTCGCTTACTACAGGAACAAGAAAATATTTTAAAGCTACGAGGAACAACTTTAAAAAACACGAAAGAAGAAAAAGCTTTGTGTGATATCTATGGAAAAGAAGCGGGCAACCTTTTTAAAAAAATAGAATATATACTGTCCGTTGCCGGTCATCTACAGATCGATAATGCCATAAATAAAAAACGAGATGAGCTTTTGCACATGGAAGACAGGCTTTTTTTAAACCCTTTATCTCGTATCAAGCATGTATTCAAGCAAAACCCAAATAAAATTAATGAGGAAACCCTGGAGAAAAAAGGTTTTGAAAATATATGACCTTCACCGAGGAACTCAGGCGGTACTCCGAAGAATGTATTTCCGGCAACATACCGGTATGTAAAAAACATAAACAAGCCTGTCAAAGATTTTTATCTGATCTATCCCGGCAAGACACTATGGACTTTCCCTACCTTTTTCAAGAGGAAAAAGCGGAAAAATTCCTGTCATGGATGCGTCTTTTTAAACATACTAAAGGCATACTTACCGGTAAACACATAGAGCCGCACATCATTCAGAAATTTGTTTGCGGAAACTTATACGGGTGGGTAGATCAAAATACCGGATACCGCCGATTTAATAAAATATACTGGCAAGTGGCCCGTAAAAATGCCAAGTCGCAAACCCTTGCTCTGATTGCCTTATATGAGGCTTTTGTTTTTTCTGGCGGTACGGAGATGATGGAAATATACTGTGCAGCAACAAAAACAGCGCAAGCAAAAATTGTTTATGCTGAGGCAGAGGCAATGCTTAAGCGTTGTGTCCTGCTAAAAGATAAATACAAAACAGTGTACAACCAAATTGAGCATAAAAAAAGCGGGTCAATAATACGAACATTATCCGAAGAGGATAGGAAAACCGGCGACGGGCTATCTCCCCAATGTGGAATAATCGACGAGTACCACGCACATGAGACGGCAGAAACCTACGACGTCCTTGACTCCGGCATGGGTGCTCGGTCACAACCGCTATTGGCAATTATAACTACCGCCGGATTCGAACTCAACTACCCCTGCTATCGGGTAGAGTACGACCTGATAAAAAAAATACTTGACCCGGATGTCCCTACGGAAATGGAAAACTACTTTGTGATGGTCAATGAGCTGGAGAAAAATGAGACCTCGGACACCATCCTGATAGATGGGCGGCCAATAGCACCGGGAGATTTGATCGATGACATAAATGATGAGCGGGCTTGGCCCAAGGCAAACCCAATAATTTGCTCTTATGATGTTGGCATTGCTTATCTGCGAAAAAAATTAGAGGAGGCTAAGTCTGCCCCTGAAAAAATGAGAAATTTTTTAACAAAACATCTCAACATATGGCTCAGCCAAAATGAATGCTCCTACATGGATCTTGATAAATGGGCTGCTTGCAAGGGAATATTGCCCGATTTATTTGGGGCCGCTTGCTATGTGGGTTTTGATCTATCCTCTAAATTAGATTTGACCAGCGTTACCTTCGAGTTTATTGTGGAGGACAAATATATAATAATCTCTCACTCTTTTATGCCGGTTACAACCTACGAAAAAAGATGTAAGATGAATAAAGCCCCCTTCGGTTATTGGGTGTCTCAAGGCTGGCTTACTCTGCACGATGGGCCACTGGTAGATTACCGCAAAGTAAAGGATTATGTTATTGAAACTGCAAAAGAAAACGGCTGGTACTTGAAAGAAATGTGTTTTGATCCCTGGGGTGCTACGCAAATAGGCTCAGACCTGAGAGATATGGGATACGAGGTAGTGGCCGTTGTACAGGGATTAAAGACTTTATCCGAACCAACAAAAGATTTTAGGGATATGGTGTATGCAAAACGAGTATTGCACGATGGAAACGGGCTATTGACCTGGGCAATAAGCAACGCAATATCGGATGTAGTGGATAGAAATCTAAACATCATTCTTAACAAAGGTAAAAGTCGTGATCACATAGACCCGCTATCTGCTACTATCAATGCCCATGTCCGGGCAATGGTTTCTACGGAGGAAGATGGGGGTACGATTATTTATGCATAAATAATCACTTTTTGTTGCGCGAAAATGTATATTATATAGTATGAAGATAAAATCTATGCTTCAGGATGTATTTATGCTGATGGGTGCGGGGCTATTTTGCTACGGGATATACACAATATACGTGCCGGCGGCGGCCATAGTCGGAGGTTTTTTGATATTTGTCCTGGCATACCCTGGTAAAAAAGGTGGATAAATGAGCTATTTGTTGCCGTTTTTTAAAGAGGTACGTTCCGCTTTCAGCGATTCGATATCTTCTTTTCTATCTGGCAATGACTCTTTGCCCACTGATACTAATGCCGGTGTACCTGTTACCGAGCAACTCGCCATGACTCTTACGGCAGTATATGCCTCCATTAAAATTTTGGCAGATACTTTCGCTTCTTTACCCCTACACGTTTACGAGGCTCTTGAGCCAAGAGGAAATAGGCGGGCAAAAGAATCCCCTGCGTATAGGTTGCTGCACGACACACCAAACCCAGAGCTAACCTCGTACCAGTGGCGATCGCTCACATCTGTACATCGTAATTTGTGGGGTGCAGGCATATCCGAGATAGAGTTTAATTCCACAGGAAAACCTGTAGCTTTGTGGCCTCTACCTCCTTGGCGTACGACACCAAAAAGGCTGCCAAATAAATCAATTATTTATGAGGTTCTTTTAGACAGTGGGGAAAAAAAGTATCTTCCTTCTTATGCAACTTTAGTTTTTCCTACAATTTCAACATCATCTTTTGAATGGCAATCCCCTATCGCACTACACCGTGAAACGGTAGGCATGGCTATGGCCCTTAATGCCTACGGAGCCTTGACTTTTGGACAAGGCACAAATCCCTCAGGCATACTATACCATCCCGGAAAACTTGCTCCAGGGTCGGAAAAATCTCTCGAAGAAAAAATGAAGGCTTATCGGGGATTATCCACAAAACACAGAATAATGCTCTTAGATCAAGGCATGAAATTTGAACGCATTGGCCTGCCTCCGGAGGATGCCCAATATTTACAGACAAGAAAATTTTGTATTGCCGACATAGCACGCATATACAGCATGCCCCTGCACATGCTACAGGAGCATGATAAATCAACCTCTTTTGGTACAGGCATTGAGGAAATGAACATAGGTTTTGTAACGTTTACGATGCGCCCTATGCTTGTACAAGCGGAGCAAGAAATTAATCGCAGGTTGTTAGGGGATAATAAAGCCTTTTTCGCGGAGTTTAACGTAGAGGGTTTGTTAAGAGGGAAGTTGCTTGACCGGTATGCCGCGTATGCCATAGGCAGACAGTGGGGGTTTAAATCGGCGAACGATGTTAGGGATACGGAAAACGAGAATCCTATCGGTGAGCAGGGGGATAAATACCTCACACCTTTTAATATGATGGACGCAAGCAAGGAACAAGAGCCTATATCAAAAGATAAAGAGGAAATGAAATGAGCTTAGTCAGGAGTTTTTTCGAACCAACAGAAATAGAAACAAGAGAAGAAGAGAATAAAAAAACTGTTTACGGGTATGCAGCAACGTTTGAAAAACTGTCTGACCCTATGTGTGGTATCAGGGAAAAAATACGAGCGGGAGCTTTTAAAACAAGCCTGGAAAAAAACAATATACGTGCCCTCTGGTCGCATAAAACGGATCAAGTGCTTGGCTCTACCAGATCAAAAACATTGCGCTTGTTGGAGGACAACAAAGGTCTTTTTTTTGAAATAGATTTACCGGACACGACCCTGGGCCGGGATGCCTTTACCCTGATAAAAAGAAAAGACGTAGAGGGTATGTCTTTTGGTTTTAACGTGAACAAAGAAGAGTGGGGTCAAAGCGACTCAAAGAAAATAGTACGTACCCTGATAGATGTTGACCTGATTGAGATATCAATGACTGCTTTCCCGAGGTACCCGGATACCCAGGTAAAAGCACGATCAATAGAAGAGGACTATATTGCATACGTGGAAGCAAGTAAAAAAACAGATATAGAAAAAAATATCCGCGCTCTTGCGCTGTTGATAGATAGTTTAACAATAAAATCAAAGGAGTGAGCAAATGCCACTTAAAGATGTAGCAAAAATGAAAAGAGAGCGCACGGCTGTAGTTGAGGAAATGCGCTCTATCACTACTCTTGCTTCTGGTCGCGAGGACAAGAGGATGACGGAACAAGAGGGTATAAAATGGGCTGAGCTTGACAAACAGACCAACACAATGCTTGCCGAAATACAGCGTTCTGAGCGAATGAACGATTTGGAAATGGAAACCACCGCAAGCGCATCCGGGGAACAAGGGCAGAATGGTTCAGCGGGAGAAAAAAGATTCGCTTGTTTAGGGGAGTTTTTGTCCTCCGTAATACGCTCCGGACAAAGGTCGTCTCACGATACCAGATTGATCGAATCAAGAGCAGTGCCCACAGGTATGGGCACAAATATACCCTCCGACGGGGGTTTTTTTGTACAAACCGACCACCAAGCGGAGCTGTTGACAAAAACATATGATCTTGCCTTGATCGCAAGTAAATGCCGTAAAATCCCGGTAAGTGCTCAGGCGAACGGTATCACTATGAACGGAGTAGATGAAAATAGCCGTGTCACCGGTTCTCGGTGGGGCGGGGTACGCGGGTACTGGTCTTCAGAAGCGGATACCGTTGCAGCCTCAAAACCGAAATTTCGGCAAATCGAGTTGAAACTCAAAAAGCTTATGGCCTTTTGTTACCTCACTGATGAGATCATGCAGGATGCCACGGCCCTGGAAGCAGTAGTAAACCAGGCTTTTGCTGAGGAGTTTGCTTGGATCTTGGATGA